ATCGCAACGCACGCTGAGGCGAACGCAATAGCCTTCGCAGCGAAACAGGGCATCTCTACAGATAACAGCATCCTTCTGACGAGTGTGTCACCGTGCGACGTATGCTCGCGCCTCATAATCGCCGCAGGAATCTCTGAAGTTTACTACCGCGAAGAGTACCGCGACCGCGCAGGTCTCGAACTACTCAGGGACGCGGCGATAGATACCTACCACGTCTATGACGTATAGATCCCCACTGGACAAGTACGCAGACCACGATTGCACACGCTGCTCCCTCCACGAAACTACCTCAAGAGTGTGCGTCATGGGCTCGGGCAGTACCAAGAACCGCACCATGGTTATAGGGGAGGCACCAGGTGAAGCAGAAGCCACAACTGGGCGTGTTTTCTCTGGAAGAGCTGGACGCCTCCTTGATACTCTTCTGGAAGAGGCGGGTCTTGATCGTGATGCCTGTTACGTTACCAACGTCGTCAAATGCCGTCCGCCTGACAACCGTCGTCCGGATCGGGTCGAGTTCGAGGCTTGTCGAGTTTACCTCGAGCGTGAGGCTCGTGCGGTCAACCCCAAGTTCGTCCTCCTACTTGGCAACGCTGCCCTACAGGCAGTGGCTCGTAAGTCTGGTATTACTAAGCAGCGCGGACTTCGCCTCAAGATCAAAGACCCTGTGTGGTCGCATCGCCAGGTCATGGCTACGTTTCATCCGGCGTACATTCTCCGCAATCCGGGGCAGCATAGCACGCTGGCTGAAGATGTAAAACGCTTTGCCCGCATGATGCGCGGCGAGTTCCAGGTTGTACCAGTGAGGAGTAAGTATGTCGGAAATGCCGCCACCGTTCGATGGCTTAGGAGGCAGCTCGAACAACTTCCCGCGGGTACAGTTATCTCATACGACGTGGAGAATCGAGGTAGACCGTGGGAGTCAGAGTGGGATGTGGTCTGTCTCGGTCTCAGTTGGGATGGAGAGACCACGTACGTCATCCCGCTCAGCCACCCCCAGAGTCCTTTTCGAACTAAATGGCGTAATGTCCTCAGATATCTCGGACCTGCCCTGCGACGAAGCGACCTCAAACTTGTTGCTCAGAATGGCAAGCATGATAACCAGCAGCTGGCAGGAGCTCGGGTTTTCCTTGAACACCGATTCGACATAATGCTCGCTGCACACCTACTCGACGAGAACAGACCTAAAAACCTGGGGTTTCTTAGTCAGTCAGTACTCGGGGCTGACGTCTACAAGGGGATGGTCGAACTCAAACCGGACAAGATAATGACGGAGCCGCTTCGACGTATCTGCTCGTACAATGGTAACGATGTAGGCTACACGCACCAAATCTATCCGAAGCTCCGTGAGGAGCTGTTGCAGCATCCACGACTGACGCGACTGTTCGCTAAGCTGATGATGCCTGCCTCACATGTGGTACAGCAAGTCGAGGCGGCGGGCATGTACGTTGATCAGAAGCGACTGTTCCACAGAATGGCGGTGCTGCAGGGAGAGATAGACGACCGTAAGGAGGTATTGCGTGAGCATCTTCCACGGCGTTGGAGAGAGGAGTTCAATTTCAATAGCACGCAGCAGCTTGGGCGTTGGCTTTTCTCTAAGCGAGGGCTCGGGCTTTCCCCACTTGAGGAGACTGCGACAGGGAGGCCTTCTACGAAGGAAGCAGTCCTTCTTCACTATCACGATCACCCCGCTGTCCGAGCGCTTCTCGAGTACAGGACGCTTCAACTCAAATGGATGAACACCTACTTGTTACCATGGTCTACGAGGTTGGATTCTCGAAGCAGGCTCCACACTACTTACAAGCTGTACGGAACAGTGACTGGACGATTGTCTGGCGACCTGCAGCAGGTGCCGAGGGACTCGTTTATACGTGGTGTGATCGGTGCTCCTCCGGGGTGGTGCTTCGTCCAGGCGGACTACTCCCAGATCGAGTTACGCATAGCTGCCCACATCGCCAAGGAGAGGAGGATGCGGCGTGCGTTCCTCACGGGGCAAGACTTGCACCTCGTCACTGCATCCTCTCTTACTGGGAAATCCTCGACGACGGTGACGAAGGAGGAGCGCAAGCGAGCTAAGGCCGTGAACTTCGGATTTCTGTACGGCATGTACCCGCGCAAGTTTCAGTCTTACGCCTTCGAGAACTACGAGATTGAGGTATCGTTGGCTGAGGCTGAGCTTGCGCGGTCAAAGTACTTCTCGATGTTCAGCGACCTGGAGGCGTGGCATGATCGGCAGAGGCGCGTGGCCCACAATTACCACAGAGTCGTCAGTCCTTTGGGGCGTGTACGCCATCTACCGGATATCTTATCGTCGGATAACGGTGTGCGTATGGAGGCTGAGCGCCAGGCAATCAATTCTCCAGTCCAGGCGACCGCGTCGGATCTCATGTTATTCTCCATGGTTCAGCTTCAGCCTCAGCTTGACCCACGACAGGCTTTTCTCGTCGGAACTCTTCACGACGCGATCTTTCTCCAAGTTCGAGAAGATGCGGTGGAGGAGGTCGCTCCAGTCGTCAAGGATGTAATGGAGAACCTACCACTCAAGAAGACATTCGGCGTAGAGATCGACATCCCCATCGTCGCAGATGTGGAGTGGGATCAGCACTGGACGGGGACGCCTGACGCATCGGGGCTAGGTATCGAGGCATGATACAATGCGTGTATGCGAAGGAGGTGCGTGAGTGCCAGGGATGAATCAGTCGCGGATCAAGATGTTCCGCCGCTGTCAGAAGCAATACTCGTTCCGTTACGACTACGCGCCCGACGGACTCGAGTTAGTACCGAAGACTCCGAAGGTGCAGTTGCGCAGAGGTACGTGGCTGCACGCACTCCAAGAGGCCCACAACCGCGAGTGGGCACGAGAGAGTGGATTCAAGATCAAGTACACCCCGTGGGAGGACGTTCACCAGCAGTTTTGGGACGAGTACGACAACCTCTTCGATGAGGAGAAGGAAGAATACGGTGACTTGCCCACAGAGTGTTACCGCCTCTTCAAGGGGTACCTGCGATTCTGGAAGAACGAGGCAGAGCAGTACAGAGTCGCAGCCCTGCACAACGGCAAACCCGCCATCGAGTTCATCGTCAAGTACCGCCTACCAAAGGTAGGTAGTGACTTCCCATTCAAGGGCCGCATTGACCTCATGGTTGAAGACGAGGAGTATGGGGGGTTGTGGATCCGCGATGCGAAGTGGGTGAAGCGCATCCCCGATGACGAGGAACGGATGATGAGCCCTCAGAACTGCATGTACGTGTGGGCGGGTCGTAAGCTTGGGTACGATCTGCGCGGGTTCATCTACGACTACGGACGAACGAAAGCCCCAGTGATCCCCAGGCAGCTCAAGCGTGGGACCCTGTCGATGGCGCAACGCATGGACACTGACTACTACACCTATCTGTGGGCGATCAAGGAACTGCATGGTGACATGTGGAAGGACTACGCCAAGGCGGTGTATCGTGAGAAACTACTGCAACTACGCGACCGAGAAGTATTATGGTACCGACGCGAGCGAATACCCGTTGAGGATGAGAAGATCAGACAGGCACTGCTCGAGTTCCTTGTTTCTGTACGAGATATCCAACGTCGGTCGAAGTTCGCTCCTCGCTCGTACTTCTACAACTGTCGGTGGGGATGCGAATACCACAGCCTGTGTGTCTCGGAGTTCGCGGGGTTAGACATCGAACCACTCATCCAGGCAGACTACACAACAGCAGAGGAGCGTTATGCCGCGGAGCCGGACCTCCTCGCGGACTGATCGCAGCAAGGTGTCGGAGCGTGTACGCGCCAAGATCAAGCCAGCGAGCGAACTACCACAAAATCAGAACTTCCTGCTGTACGGTGACTCAGGCACTGGGAAGACACGACTCGCCTCGACAGCACCGAAGATACTGATGATAGACGTGAACGACAAGGGGCAGGATTCGGTCCGCAGGGATCTGAACCCCGACTTCATACAGATCGAGTACTGGCGTGAGATCAACGACATCTACTGGTTTCTGCAGGAGGGGGACCACAGCTATGAATCCGTTGGTATTGACACTGTATCTAACCTACAGAATATCTGTATGGACTTCGTCTTGGGTGATGAGGCAGCCCGGGATGCGTCTCGTGATCCCGATATGCCTAGCCGTCAGGCCTGGGGTAAGGTGGGTAAGCTCATGCGTACTCAGATCATCAACTTCCGAAACCTCCCCGTCAATACGATCTTCGTTGCACAGCTCCGCGCCAAGCAAACGGGAGATGACGAAGACGAAGAATCCGAAATCCTGTACGGTCCCGAGGTAAGTCCTAGTATCGAGAAGACATTGAAGGCAGCAGTGGGTACCATCGGCTATCTAACGAAGAGGGAGGTGGTCATCCGGAACAAGAAGACGAAGACCGCGCGCAAGGAGATCAGGCGCAGGCTGCTCCTGGGCGACTCGGAGCGCTACATCTCGAAGGACCGCAACGGTATGTTCCCTGAGCATATCGACGCTCCTGATCTCGCGGAGATGCTATCACTGATCTACGAAGGGAGAGTGTAGTGGCACGTAAGGTCAAGATCGACTTCAGTGGAGTGGACAAGGAAATCCGCTCCGGAGGCAGAGCAGCACATGTACCAGAAGGCGATTACCTCCTCAAGGCAGTGAACGCTGAACTCCGCAAGTCGGAGAGGACGGGTGGTCGTTACTTCTCGTGGCGCTTCCAGATCGTGGAGCCGAAGAAGTACAAGGGCAAGACCCTGTACGACCGCACGTCCCTCAAGCCTGATGCACTGTGGAATCTTCGCAATCTCATCTTCTCCGCAACGGGCAAGAACATCGCCGGCAAGGTACTCAACTTCGATCCCGAAGTCATCTACGGCAAGACGTTGATGGCCACAGTGGAGGACGACGAGTACAACAACCAGCTCCGCTCACAGATCGTAGACTACCAGCCGGCTGACAAGTACGAGGAGAACGGTGAGGAGGAGGATGAAGACGAGGAAGGGGAAGATGACGACGAAGAGGAAGAGGAAGAAGAGGATGAGGAGGAAGACGAAGATCTCGAAGACGTAGACGTCGAAGAACTGTAAGTTCCGCAGCGCGCGGATGGGAGGGTGCCCCTATGCGGTGGGGCATCCTCCCACTTTTGTTATCATCTCATGGTGGCACGTCAACCCGAAGGGAAGCTTGTGTCGA